CTCTGCAAATAATTTAACAGTTCCATCGGGTGTATTTTCTACAGGTCAAGTTGTATACATACAACAAATTGGAGCAGGACAAACAACGGTTGTAGCAAGCGGTGTAACTATTACAAGTACACCAGGATTGAAATTGCGCGCTCAATACAGTTTTGCCTCTTTGATTTGTACAGGCACTAATACATTTACTTTAACGGGCGATTTGTCTGCATAATGACTCTAGCAACTGGAGTAGGGGCTTCTGCTACAAAAAGCGTGCCAAACGCTCCAACAATAGGCACAGCAACAGGCGGAAATGCTAGTGCTACGGTCACATATACCGCACCTTCATATAATGGCAAATTACCAATTACAACTTTTACGGCAACATCAAGTCCTGGTTCATTAACAGGCACAGGTTCTTCACCAATAACAGTATCAGGATTAACAAATAACACTGGATATACATTTACGGTAACAGCAACAAATGCGGTGGGAACTTCTGCGCCTTCTGCCGCTTCTAATTCAGTGACTCCCGTACAACCTGCTTTAACATCTGTTGATTATCTTGTAGTCGCAGGGGGAGGCGGAGGAGGAAATGGCGAGGGTACTGGTTCAGATGTGATTGCAGGAGGAGGTGCGGGCGCGGGAGGTTATCGTGCAAGTTCTCTTGCTATTTCTGTAGGTACTGCATATACAGTGACAATAGGTGCAGGTGGCGCATCTGGTGTTAATGGTAGTAATTCAATATTTAGTTCTATTACATCTACAGGGGGTGGCAGAGGTGGACTACGCACTTTGTATGATGGAGCAACTGGAGGCTCAGGAGGAGGAGGAACACGAGAGGCTTCTAATATTGGAAATGGGGGAAATGGAACGTCAGGCCAAGGAAATGTCGGAGGAAATGCAGATTCATTTGCCGCCGGCGGAGGGGGAGGAGCAAGCGCGGTTGGGGGAAACGCTGATTATTTTGGAACTTATCCAAGCGGGGGAGGAAATGGCGGCGCAGGAACATCATCTTCAATAAATGGAACTGCAACGACAAGAGCGGGTGGAGGCGGGGGTACTCTGCGAGATTCCCTCTCAAGGGAAAGAAATGCAGGCGCAGGGGGTTCAGGAGGGGGAGGCGCAGGTGTTAATTGGCAAGGCGGGGGGCAACCAACGGGTACTGGTACTGCGGGTACTGTAAACACGGGTGGAGGGGGCGGGGGAGGAACTTACGCCGCAAATACAGGGGGAGCAGGGGGTTCAGGCATAGTTATTATTGCCTACGCTGATACTTTCCCTGCGGCAACAGTTTCAGGTGGATTAACTTTTACGCAACCTACAAGAAGTGGATTTAGAGTTTATCAAATTACGGCGGGAACAGGCACGGTGACTTTTAACTAATGGCACATTACGCATTTTTAGATGAAAACAACATAGTGACTGAAGTTATTGCTGGCATAGATGAAACTGAACTAATAGATGGTTTAGACACCGAAACTTGGTATGGTAATTTCAGAGGGCAAGTTTGCAAGCGCACCTCATACTGGACTAGCGGCGGCGTTCATTATGGCGATGATGGTAGCCCTGCATTTCGCAAGAATTATGCTGGCATTGGATATAATTTTGATGGCATTGGTTTCTTTGCGCCACAACCTTATCCTTCTTGGATTCTTGACTCAGAAACTTATTGGTGGATACCTCCAGTTCCATATCCAAATGACGGAAAAGATTATGTTTGGGATGAAACAACACTTAGTTGGGTAGAAGTTTAACCATAATCTAAAACTTAGTAAAGATTAACGAACCCACATCATTCCTACATCTGCAGTGGGGCGTAATCCTGCCTTTTGCCAACCGCTTTCTATCCACTCATCAGATGTTTCTTGATGCCATATAAGCATCTGATTTGTATTATTTTCTTGCAATAAAAACCAATCTTCCGGTTGTTCTAGGTGATTTACAATGTATTGCAGAGCAATTTGCCTGTATCCAAGAGCATATAAATAATCCATTTGTGCCTCATGCTCTGCCATAGTTTCAAATGTCCATTCCATAGCAAGGGTGTTGTACTTGCGTGTCATGCCGCGTAATACATGCCACTCTGCTCCCTCCACATCAATCTTTATTAAATCGGGTGGCCCAAATTTTTCAGCAAGGGTATCTAGGGTAATAGTTGTTGCTTTTATGGTGCGATATTCTTTGCCACAATAAGGCATCGTTTCATTGGTAAGCCAATCTTTATTCAAAGTGCTTAGTCCATCCTCTACACATTCATAAAACTCAACAAGTTGATAATCTGTATCACTTATTGCATAACGCAAAGGAGTTACACGAGGATTGTAAATAAAGTTTTTTATTAACTGCCCAAATACACGAGGTGCAGGCTCAACAGCAATAACATCATAGCCTTGTTGTAATGCAACTAATGTTGCATCCCCACGATTAGCGCCAATATCAAAGAACAGCACTTAGCCTCCCTAAATTTTCTTCTATAGCCTTTTGGTAATCAATTGGTAACTCCATTTGGCTTAATCTTATAAGCATTTCTTTACTCTCTTGTGGGCGACCCACCCAATAAGCGCTAATGGCTTTTTGGAACTCTAAACAATAACGCCCCGCATACATAACATCTACAGGTAACTCAGGCAGAGTTTCTGTACGCAATCCCATCTCAGCCCATGTATAAGCCTCTTGCCATTGTTGTGCTTTCTCATAAAAACGCGACAAAAGAAAATAACCCTCAGGGCGATAAGGCAAATATGACACAGCCTGTAACAAACAATTGCTTACGGTCCAGGCTCTATCTTTTTGGTCCTCAAAACAATGGGCTAACTTGCATAGGCTTGCATAAACCAAGGATGGGTTTTTGTCATAACCGTATTCTGCAGTTCGTAGGTAGAAAGACACGGCAGAAGCGCTTTGATGTAATTCTTCATATTTAACAGCAACTTTAAAATTAAGTTCAGGGCTAAAAGGCTTGTGTGATAATTCAATAATCAAATCTTCAATGTTCATAAACCAAAGCCTCCAATATTAAATCTTCCAGGACAAATTGTGGAACCTGTAAAATGAACGCCGCGTTATCTTGGAAACCAAAACTAACTAATAAATCATCACCCAAACGCGCCGCTCCTACACAGAACTCTACACGGGCATCAAGGAAACTAAAAGATTTACTTAGTCCAATAAAATTCATTTCTTTATCAAAGACTACAACGCGATGTTTATAGATAGCATCTTTTTGTTTTAAGTAATTTTTAAACAAATTAACCTCATGCGTTATAGATATGTAGACATTACCCCAAGGGATTACCTGACTAGAACCACGCTGGTCGGCAGGAGCGGCAGGTGTATGGCGCAAAAACACTTGTTCACATGTGCCCTCTTTTGGGTCTGCATAAACTACTTCAGTAGGCATGGTCCATTTAACAAAGTGAAATGGCTTATCAATAATAGGAACCCAATTCTTTTCACAGTAAGAACTATCAGGCGCAGGAGCAGGAATACGCACACGGCTTACCTCTTTAGCACTCCATGCGTCTTTATCTAGTTCAATCTTGGAATACTCCATGCGCCCTTGTCCATTGGAAGTAGTATCGCGCCGCACTCCTACTAAGTAATAATCCCGTTCCCATTGCACAACGCGGCAATCTTCCTCTCCAACAAACTCCCATATAGGCTCTACATCAAATTCTGATGTGTCTACCTTGGTGTAATCAGTCATAACCAAATCTTTATTTACCCTACAAAGATAATTGGTTGTAATCAATCGCCTATCTTTTTCAGGGTGCAGATATGACAAAGGACCCCAACGGCTAGGAAATCGTTGGGTGTTTTCTGCATGGTAAAGCGTGTAATTAACATGGCGAAGATTTACCAATATGTCGCCATCATCATCTATAAAAATAGAAGGGTTCATAAGCCCTGTACCACTGGTCAAACCATGACTAATAACTAAGGGCGCTAATTTGCCCCCACCTAAAACTGCCTTCTGCACTAGATTCATGGCTTCACCTTATCACTGCAAAGAAGCGCAAAAATGGCTATCATTACAACACGCCCGATTCGCAAGGGGCAACAAAGGGAGATACACATGGGTCTGCGTGACCGTATCGCAAGAGTAATAGCAACAAGTGATGTAGAAAAATCGCCACGATTACCTGCGGGTTCAGTGGCAATGACGGAATCAGAAATGCGTAATCAGGCAGAAGCACTGACTATGCGCCAAACATACGGTAACTCTGTAGCCCTACCACGCGCACCATTTAGCGCCACTGTTCCTTTTGGTCCTGGTCTACCGATTACTCCAGGCGCAATCAATCCCCTGCAAGACAATGGGCGACCACAACCAAGGCGCTATGAATATCAAGTAGCGCAAAACATAAATGTAACTGAAACACGCCTTGTACCTTTTAAGACATTACGAGCCGCCGCAGACTCTATTGACATTCTCCGTAGATGTATAGAAGTAACTAAGAACAAATTAAACGGTCTTGATTGGGATATTGTTTTAGGCAACGATGCTTCAGAAAAGATTGTTGCAGAATCAGGCGGCGACCATGTACGCGCTATGGCTCGCGCGCGCGAGAAATACACAGAGGAAATAACACGCGTTCGTGAATTTTGGGAATCACCCGATAAAGCAAACGGATTGATTTGGAATGATTGGCTAAATATTGCTCTTGAGGACATTCTTGTAATTGATGCTTGGGCTGTATACCCACAACCAACAGTAGGCGGCGACTTATATGGATTTCAAATACTAGACGGCTCAACCATCAAACCTTTGATTGATGACCGTGGCATGCGCCCAATGCCACCAAACGCGGCGTTCCAACAGATACTTTATGGTTTCCCTCGTTCAGAATTTAGCGCAACAGATGAGGACCCAAAGGCAGACGGCGAATTTACGAGCGACCAACTTGCTTACATGGTCCGTAACCGTAGAAGCATTAGCGTTTATGGATATAGCCCCGTTGAGCGCGCCCTACCATTAGCGGATATTTACTTGCGCCGCCAACAATGGTTAAGAGCCGAATACACAGATGGTGTATTACCTGAATTGATGTTCACAACTGATGAGGATTGGGGCAATAATCCTGACTTACTTAGAGCCTATGAAAACATATTAAATGATGATTTAGCAGGGCAAACAGAACAGCGTAAGCGCGCAAGATTACTTCCAAAGGGTCTAACACCTGTAGTTAATGATGGTTATGGAGAAAAGTTTAAAGATACACTTGATGATTATTTGATTACATCTATTTGTGGTCACTTTGGCGTACAACCTGCGGAAATTGGTTTTGCACCTAAGGGCGGATTGGGCGGAAAAGGCTTTGAAGAAGGGCGCGCTGAAACCGCAGAAGCGATAGGCGTTGCTCCACTAGCCTCATGGATTAGCAAGATGGTTTCTAATCTTTGTTACACATACCTAGCCATGCCGCGTGAACTTGAGTTCCGCCTCATGACTAGCAAGCGCATGGACAATGAATCCGCAGCGCGGAAGGCGGATATTGAAATAAAGGGCGCAGGTAAAACAATTAATGAACGCCGCTCTGAACTAGGTCTGCCTCTCCTAGATACACCGCAAGCAGATATGCCAATGCTTGTAACTGGTTCTGACATCTTTTTGTTCTCACCTCAAGGAATTATTAACGCTAAGGAAGTAACCTCAGCGCCAACATTGGAAGGTCCTAATGCCACACCGACCACACCCACTACTCCTAATACAAGCAATGAACAGCCTGAAGAAATCTCCCCTGAAGAAGCGTCAGAAGTGGAAGAAGAAGTTGATGCAGAAACTAGGGCTGAAGTAAAATCATTTATGAAATGGGTGGCTAAAGGAAAACGCGCAAGACTATTTGAGTTCAAGAGCCTAGACCCTATTGTTGGTGAAGCGCTTAACCGTTGTGCATTTGACGGTGATTTAGATACCGCTAAGGCGCTTGCAAAAGCGTATTTAACATGACTTGGGAGCGCGCATTAGAGGCAGATGCGCGTTTAGCGGCTAGAAACGCATTACTGATTAGAGCCGCCTTACGCCAACAATTTGACGCAGAGCGCGCATTTGAGGGCTACGCAAGAACAATGCCTGACACAAATTTATCCCTACCTCAACAACGCTTGCGTGCAAGAGCGTGGGCAATTGTAAATATTCGCCCAAATCTTGAGCCACTTAAAGAAGTATTAGCAAGAATATGGGCACAGGGTTACGCACTTGGAGATACTGCCGCAAGAGAAGCATTACTGGAAGCGAAAGAAGCGCAAAAAGCAGAGGCACAAGGAATTGTTGATTGGTCTAAATGGAAACCGGGTGACGCTGTAGCGGCTTTATTACTAAAACCACCTCGCGCTTTTCAAGAATTATTCCAATCGCAAGGCATAACATTTAAAGGGTTTTCAGATACGACTTTAACCGAAATTGGAAATGCTCTAGGCGAGGCTATACATCTTGGATTAGATGCCAAACAATCTGCAAAACTTATTGCTAATCATGTGGCAAGTCCTGCTCGCGCTTTAAGTATTGCAATCACAGAACAAAATCGTGCTATATCTCAAGCAACTGTAAACCGATACAAAGATGCAGGATTGCAACAACATGAATGGTTAGTATTTGACCCTTGTGTAACTTGTGCCAAAAACGCAAATATAAAAGAAAACATAGGCGCACCGTTTCCTTCAGGAGATATACAACCACCTGCACACCCTAACTGCCGATGTGCTTTGGCTCCTGTAATTCCAGGATTTAATGAGGAAATGCCTGGTGTTGGCAGCACAGCGGTATCACCAACTATTCCAACAGTTTCAACACCTGCGCCAAATCCAACAACTCAAATCACAGAACAAATTAACGCCGCACGAACTCCCAATTTTGTGCAAGGCGCATGGACCATTATGGGCAAAGAAGAATTATTTGAAGAAACAGTAGACCGTATTCATGCACTTAATCCAAGGTTTACAAGGGAAAAAATTGAAGATTATGTAAAATTTGGTAAATTAAATTCTACGGATAGAAATATATTAAAGAACGGCAAAGTCTATGTAAATGGTCCTGTGTCGGTACGGTTCTATGCAAGCGGCGCAAAAATTCCAGAAAACAAACGAAAAGAATTTTTAGAATTGGTAGAACGCTTACAATTAACAAATCCCAAAACCAAATTAAACATTAACATTGGAAGCACAAGCAAGAGAAAATATGGGTGGGCTGAACTAGGTGGAACACAAATGTGGCTTACTCCTGAAACGGTTTTGACAGACACGCTAAAAGTTACAAGACAAGAAGGCAATTTCAAAATGCCAGTGCTAAAAACCAATGCTCAGAGAGATTACACATTAACGCACGAATGGGGTCATTCGATTGATGTAACCCCAGACGGTAGAATTGGAGTAGGACAGGCGGCAGAAACAAGTTTGACGCTAAAAAGATTGAAAAAAGAATACCCCGATGAGTTTACCTCTGAATACTCAGGCAAAAATCTTAAAGAATTTTATGCTGAAATGTTCACCGAATGGTATCTTTCAGGCGGGCAGACAGAAAACAGGTTGGTTCAAGCATTGGCAAAGGAGTTTGGATGGAAGGCATAGAACAAAACTGCGACCCAAATGATACAAATTGGGCACAAGTGCCATTAATTATATTGGCAGAAGCAGCGGAAGAAGGTATAGAAAACGCTAAAAAAGAATTACAGCAACGGCAATTAGAATTGGCTCGCGCGTTGAACGACTTTGAAAACGACAAAATTGATACAGTTACACCAAAGTTTTCTGTAATAGAAGATGAGGATTAAATGGCTGATGGTTTTGTACCCCCACAATCAGTACGCAACAATGCCAAACGCGGATTAGCACTACGCGAAAAGCATGGGCGGGGTGGTACGGCTGTTGGAGTGGCTCGCGCGCGTGACCTTTCAAACGGAAAAGCATTATCATTATCAACAGTCAATCGTATGGTTTCTTATTTTGCTCGCCACGAAGTAGATAAGAAAGGCGAAGGTTGGGGCGTTGATTCTGCGGGGTATATCGCATGGCTCTTATGGGGCGGCGATGCAGGAAAATCATGGGCTAACTCAATCGCTAAACGAGAAAAGAAAAAGGACAAAGCAGCAATGACTAATCTAACAACGGCTTATTTCAACATTATAAAGGCAGACAAAAATGCCGATGGCACGCTATTGGTGTATGGCAAGGCAACCGATGATTCATTAGACATTGACCAGCAAATTTGTGACCCTGTTTGGCTAGACAATGCAATGCCTGAGTGGTTTAAGACAGGCGGCAATATTCGTGAGCAACACAGTAATATTGCGGCGGGAGTTGCTAAAGAATACGAAAAACGCGCAGACGGACATTACATACACGCTCTTGTTGTAGACCCTATATCAGTAAAAAAGGTAGACACAGGCGTATTAAAAGGATTCAGTATTGGGATAAAAAACCCAAGAGTAGTGCGTGACCAAAAAGCGGCTAACGGGCGCATTGTTGATGGCAAAATTGTTGAGGTTAGTCTTGTGGACCGCCCCGCTAATCCTAATTGCCAGTTGGTTCTAGCAAAGTCGGCAGATGGCGAAAGCACAATGTCACGCGTAGAAGAACTAATTGAGAAGGAAGATAAAAAGCCAAATTACGAAAATGTATTACAGGGTGGCGGTAGGTCGGAGCCTTCAGATAAAGAATTATACAACCGCGTTAAACGCGAGGCTAAAGAAAAGTTTGATGTTTACCCTTCTGCCTACGCTAATGCTTGGGTAGTGCGCGAATATAAGAAGCGCGGGGGTAAATACAAAAAGAAAACAAACAAGGCAGTAGATGCCCTAGAATTACCTGACATAACTGAAAGGGAAGCCATGCTTGTATTAGCCGATGAGGTCATAGAACTCTCTAAGGCTTATGCAGATGGTGACTTATTAAAGTTCGATAAACAAACCTACGATTCTGCAAGACAGGCGTTGGCTCAACTTATCGCCATAGAAGCAGAAGAAATGGGTGAAGGAAGTAATGAAGAATCCTCACTCACTCACCTAATAGCCGCAGTTCATCACCTTTTTGCATGGTATGCAGGTGAGGAATCAGAAGGAGAAATTATGGAAGAAAAAGAAATAAATCTTGCCGCGCACAAAGATGAAGCGGAAGATAAAAAAGAAACACCTGCAAAAAAGAAAGCCATGATGACTCCAAAAAAAGGTGAGTCCAAAATGGATTTCAAAGCACGCTGTAAAGAAGCGGGCATGAGTTCAAAAGAAGCAGATGATTGTTTTGATAAGTACATGGGAGCAGAAGCAGACAAGCCTGTAGAGGCAAAAAAGTCTGAAGAAATTTCCAAGTGCCTTGAGTGTGGTTGCAATCAACCAGGCGAAACCCATGGTCTAACAACTACCAACGATTACGCAAATGTTTCAAAGCCATCACATGTAACAACGGCTGAAATGTACACTCCCGATGAAACACCTAAATCTGCAGAAGCAGATGAGGTAGATGAAGCCGCTCCTGCAGATACAGATGTACCGGCAGAAGAAGATGTAAAAGAAGAAGTTTCTACTGATGAAAAATTAGTAGATGTAGAAGCCATAGTAGAGGAAGCAATCAAGAGCGCAACTAAGTCCATAAAAACAGATATTGCAGAACTTTTGTCGGCAAAAGAGGCGGCAGAGTCAAAGGCAAGTCGTTTGGAAACTGAGTTGGCTGAGGCTAAATCTCTCGCATTGGCTGGTGGCCCAAAGCGCACTGCAAAACCAGTAAGCGAAACCAGCAATGATTTGCTGACAAAAGCCGCCGCATATAACGCGAAAGCACAAGCAACAACCGACCCAACACTTGCAAAAGGTTATTCAGCATTAGCAAAGGAATTCCTTGCTAAAGCAAATACCGAAAGCAAGTAAACCAAACAACGAAAGGAAATCCAATAATGGCTGAAATGCCACGCGCTACCGACCTATTTGGCGATGTATCGCCTGTAGAAGCCGCACAGCGTCATGAAGAATATCTTGCATCACTAGATAAGTCACTTGGAAATGCAAGCACCGTTCCTGGTCTTGCACCTAAGGCTGACCCTATGTCTGCAATGGAAGCACTTGCATCAAACAAATCACTTTCCCCTGATGCCATGGCTGGCCTTCAGAACGCTCTTGCCGCACAAAGAATTGCGATGCAAGATGTTCAGAAGCAAATTACCCTTACAAGCCCGCTATCAACATCATTCGCGGCGTTTGATTTGGAAGCACCTGCAAAGATGCTTACTCCACGCCCAACCCCACTCCGTAACCGAATCCCTCGTAAAAAGGGCGTTGGTACTTCACACCGTGTAAAGAGAATCCTCGGATACACAGGTACAGGTACAGGCGGAGTCGGAAACACATGGCCTGGAATCACCGAAAGCACAACAAACACATTTGGCTCACTTACATTAGAGCGTGGACCAATGATTTCTTATGCGGCAGATGATTTAGTATTGCCATACAACTCATACTCACTATCTGACAGTGTATCTTTTGATGCGAACTTCTCAGGTTTGGGTTATCAGGACCTACGGCAACTATCTTCAACATCAACACTTTATGCAACAATGTTGATGGAAGAAAGAATGATGCTATTCGCAAGAGGAACTGCCTCAGGATACTCAGGCGCACTTGCTGCACCAGTAATTGCTTCTGCAACCGCTACCGCAACTACATCAGGTCAAACAGCATTACCAAATGGACAGTTCATTATTTTTGTAACTGCTGACGCTGGTATTTCTGCAAACGGCTTTGGTGAGTCAATTGTTTCAGCGCAAGCCGCAGAAACAACTTCAGGAAGTAATAAAACTATTGTAGTAACTTTAACTGCACCTGTTGTTGGCGCACTTGGTTACAACCTTTATGTTAGGTCAGGTGCGCAAGCAACTGCTACATACCAGGGAACATTCCAGGGCTTAACAGCAACACTTCAAGGTGGTACTGCTCCTAACTCAGGTAACTTAATCACCTACACAACAAACGGTGCTTTGGTTACTCGCGCAGCCGCAGATACTTCTGCTTATGCAACTGGTTATGACGGAATCCTTCCAACTGTTCTTAACCCTGCAATTTCAGGTGCAATCAATGCAGTAAACAGCACATTCAGCACTGCTAACCCAGGCGTTGAATATCAGAATGTTTTTGCAACGATGTATCAGAATGTCAAGGCTGACCCTGACCTAGTTCTTCTCAATGGTAATGACCGTAAGCAACTCTCTGATGCAATCAAGAGTGGCTCAACCGCTAACTACCGTTTGACAATTCAAGAGCCAGGAAAAGACGGCGTTACATACGGTTCTATCGTAACTGGACTACAGAATGAAGTAACAGGAAAAGCAGTGGACCTCATGGTTCACCCATGGCTAAACCAGGGTGTTTCGCCTGTTCTTTCTTTCACTTTGCCAATTCCTGATACTGAGGTATCAGATGTTTGGGCAAACTTTATGGTTCAGGATTACATGGGAATTCAGTGGCCAGTCGTACAGTTCTCATACGACTTCTCCACATACTTCCGTGGAACCTTCTTCTGCACCGCTCCTGCTTGGAACGGCGTAGTTTCAGGAATCATTCCTGCATAACAAGTAAATAAGTTGGAGAGGGCGCGGCATATTTGAAAAGTCGCGCTCTCTCTTTCTAAGGAGGCAGATTATGGGCAGATTTGTAGCACCGGATAAAGGCGTAAAAGAAACTGTAATTGGCAATAAAACTTACAGTACGGATAAAGGCGGTCTTTATAATGTTGAAAATAAAAGACATGCTGAGGCACTCAAGCGTGAGGGATATTTTGAAGCATCACTAAATCCTTATGCTCAAGGCGACAAACAAAGAGGATTTAATTGCGTACAATGTGGTTTTGTTGGTTGGTTCCGCAAATGTGGGCGTTGTGGGCATGAAGCAACTGACACACCGCGAGATGGGGAATAGCAATGACAGTGGGCGTAACGGCACAAACAGGTTTTAACGAGCAACCTTATATCACGGTAGCCGAATTTAAAAATGCCCCAACATCCCTTGATTACGATAATTTAGTTGTAGGCGGTAATCAAAATGCACAAGATGCAGAACTTGCTCGCGTTATTTTGCGCGCTACTTCATATTTAAACGGGTACTTAAACCAAGATTTACATGCTGGTCCTGTAATCGAAACACAGCGCGTGCGCATGAGTGGCGATGGTTTTATTTACTTACACCCTATTAAAAATCCTATTATTTCTTTATCTGCTTTTCAGTACGGCAGTAGCCCGAATAACTTACAAACTTTGAATGACCCTTCGCAATGCTGGTTTGAATCACAACAAATAGTTATTCCATTAAGCCAAATTAATACTACTTATACAAGTTCAGGACCGCTTGCTTTTGGTTCTTATGGACCACGCATACGGTTATTTACTAAGTACACATATATTGCAGGTTATGTAAACACAACTTGCACAGGGTCTTTAAACGCTTCTACATTAACAGTGGCAAATGTATCAGGAATTTTGCCAAGCGAAACTTACAGAATTATTGATGGTGCTTTTTCGGAATCTGTAACAGTTGATAATAGTTATGTTTATGGTTCAACAACCATTCCATTAACCGCTCCTCTAGCATTTGCACACACGGGCGCAGGCTTTAGCAACATGCCATTTGCAATAAAGCAAGCCACAATTCTCATGACCAGCGCTTTCGTAAAACAGCGTGGCGATGCTTCTATGACCATGAATTTAACTACACAGCCAACAGTCAATATTGGCAACAATCAACGCTATGCAGGAGAAATTGCTTTGGCGCTTGATATGGTCAATCTATATCGCAGGATGCGTTAATGGGAGGGCGCGTTGGCGTACGGGATACGCTGGCACAGTTCATAAGCAATCCCCCAATACAGAACCTCAATCAGGTTTTTGTATCTTTTCCTAAGCGTATTAATTTTCAAATTAACGCACAACCGGGTCAAATGACTCGTTCAGCGTGCGTAGTTTTTATTGCACAAGAAAGAGAGAACCGCCTAGCAATAGGAGGCGCAACAAACGGTTGGAAGCGCGTAGATTACACCGTAATACTTCAACTATATGTTCACTCATTGCACTCAGAGTCACAAGATGCAATGGCTGATTTTGACATTCTCATAGACAACATCAAAGAACGGTTACGCAGTAATCATAATTTTGGTGATTCTACGGGAGTTTTAGTTTGGCAAGGTGCTGAACCCGTTATTATTGGTCGTTACGGTGAACCCGCAACATCCAAAGAAGGCGCTACAGACATCTTCGCTGAGTTAGAATTTGAGGTAACAGAGATGATTCAAGCATAGGAGCATGAATGAAACTGACATATAAAGGAACAGAAGAACGCGTGTTTCCCGCGCTTGGAATCGTTAAACCAGGTGACACTGTTGAAGCGCCTGAAGGTTTCAGCCACCCTGATTTCATAGCAGGTGGCGCGGCAAAACCAGCACCAACCCCATCAACAATCAAACCGTCTGCCGCGTCAGACATGAAAGCAGGAGAGTGAATAAATGGCATTACAAGCATCAGTACGCTCTTACCTCGGTATTGCTAAAGAAGCAACCAAAGGTACGGCAGTGGCGGCAACGGATTTTATCCCAGTCGCTAAAGACGCACTAAAACCACAAGACATTATTGACCCGCTCTATGACCAAGGATTACGCGGTTCTAATGTTTTAAATTACAACTATATTCCTGGTCGCACCCGTTCTACTTTTGATTACGGTGGAGCAGTATTTATTGACACAATTGGGTACGCAATTGCTGGAGTTATGGGTTCTGTTACAACAACAGGAGCAAGCGCACCGTTTACGCACACCATTTCTTTGCTAAACAGCACAACATCGGGCGCAGACGCACAACCAATTTCATACACACTTACAGATTTTTATGCTGTAAATGTACGCCGCTATCCTGGTTGCCAGTTCTCTGATTTCTCTTTGCGTTTCAACGCAGATGGAATGTTGGAGTATGATGCAAAAACAACAGGTTTCTTATCAAGCACTACAACTGACCCAACGCCATCATTTAGCACATTGCTTCCAACCCCAGTTTGGCGCGGTACAGTGACCATTGGCGGTTCCCTAGTTAGCACTGCAATGACAGGGAACATTGATTTAGTTCGCCCTGTAACACCTGTTTATGGCATCAGCGCAACTCAAAATCCATACAACATTTTTCTTGGTCCTTTAGAGGTCACAGGAAAGATTACATTCTTGATGGAAACTGATGCAGAATTAACACGCTTCCTTACTAACACTCAACCAGCCATTACTTTAAAATGGAATTACGGAGCGGGTGCTAATGAGGTTAATCTCGAAGCAACACTTACTAAGGGCGCATATACCGCCGCAGTAATTGAGCGCGGAGAAGATTATGTGCAGGTAAGTATTGACCTAAACGCGCAGTCAAACACAACTGACGCAGGTTCATCAGGTGGATTTGCTCCTATTGAATGGACACTGCAAAACGCAAAAACATCAGGAACCTACGCATAATATAGACTCAGAACAAGGGCGGCAGGTTGATAGCGGTACGCCTTCCCCGCTATCCCGCGCCCTTGTTCCTCTGTAGGATAATAGGAAGGCACAAACAAACGGAGGCAACATGTCTAAAAAAGTAACACTTCCATCAGGCGTAACCATCACATTAAAAGACGCTTCAAAAATTCGTTATGGCGACAGAAAAAAATTGTACAAGAGCATAGATATAGAAGGTTCAGATTTAAGCCGCGCCATGGCAATGAATGATTCTTTGCTAACCATGCTTATTGAAGAATGGTCATTGAGTATTCCTGTTCCAGCCATTAAACCTGATTCTATTGATGAATTAGAAATAGTAGATTATGACGCATTAGTAGAATATACAAAAGAGGCACAACAAGCATTGTTCCCTAACCTGGCAGATACGCCTGAAAACGAGGCAGACCCAAAAGTGCCTACAGAGAACTCCAACGCTTAAAATGGTTAATGGAGGGTGGCGAGCGCCATGAGGCGTTTACTTATCCTGATGAGCAATGGGTTTATTACATGATGGCAGATAAATTTGGTTGGACTCCTCAACAGGTGGATGACTTGCCTGCCAGTACTGCAGATTGGTTATTAGCCATTACAAACATGGTTGAAAAAATCAAATCAGAAAGAATTAATAAATCATGAGCGCGCGTATAACTATTACAAATCTTGCAGATGTCCTTGCAGGTTTTGACGCTACTGAAGATAAACTTGAATTGGCTGTGCAATACGCGATAACTATGACAGGTTTAGCGGTAGAGCGACAAGCAAAAGTTAATGCTTCAGGTCGCCCAGGTCCTAATGTGCGCACAGGTAATCTACGCAGAAGTATTACTACATCACCTGTAGAAAAAGGATTTACTTCTATGTACGCAGTCCAGGTTAGTGCAACAATGGTCTACGCAAGGGCTGTTGAACTTGGACACCCAAGATGGAAACCAGGCGTAAAATATCCGTACTTAGGACCTGCGGCAAGCACTTTGCAAGCCAATGGAACTCTAGCAAGAGTATTTACAACTAACATGGCTTCTAGGTTGGGAGGATAGTATGGCAGGCGAAATTCCTCCTATCCTTGTACAAATACAAGCAGATATATCGCAATTAAAAACAGGGCTTGCCCAGGCAGAATCAGCGCTAAAAGGTTTAGATAGCAATGTGGCAAAAAGTAATGGCGTTTTTGCTGATTTTGGCAAAAATTTAAAAAGACTTGCCGCAACCATAGGTGTAACTTTTGCGGCTACACAAGTTGTATCTTTTTTCAAAGAATCTGTAGCCGCCGCACAAGAAGCGGCGGCAGTACAAACGAGATTACGCACAATTCTTCTTAACACCGGCGCGGCTACAGAAGCACAAATTGCAGCATTAAATGCGCAAGCAGAAGCATTAGAGAAAGTGGGTGTAGTATCAAGCGAAAATGTGACTATGACGCAATCACAACTTGCCACATTTGATTTACAAAGTAAAACAATCCACACATTAACGCCTGCTATTTTAGATTATGTTGTTGCCGAAAAAGGAGCAACAGCCTCTACGGATGATTTTAGGTCTATGACTAATGGTCTAGCCCAAGCGTTGAACGGTAATTTTGCTTCTTTAACAAGACAAGGTTTTGTACTTACCGATAATCAAAAGAAATTACTAACAACAGGAAGCGAATCACAGCGCGCCGCCGCACTTACAGAAATTCTTAATAGCACATATAAAGATTTAAATAAAACGCTTGCTAACACTCCTGAAGGCAGAATGATTAAATTAAAAAATGATTTTCGCAATTTGAAAAAAGAAATTGGCCAAGGCTTATTACCTGTACTAGAAAAAATAATGGAAATTATATCTAAAAAAGTTATACCTGCTTTAGAAAAATTACTTAAATTTGTAAAAGATAACAGCACTGAATTAAAAGTATTTATTGGAGTTTTAGGCGCAGGTACTACTGCGTGGGGTCTTTATACTATTGCAGTCAATAAAGCCAAAATTGCACAAGCATTGTTTAATTTAGTTGCTAGTTTAAATCCTATAGGACTCATAATTACTGCGGTTGCGTTACTTGTAGCAGGTATGGTTAAGTTATTCAAAAGTAATGAAACATTCCGTAATGCTGTAATCTCTATGGCTAAAGTAGCGTTAAATGCTTTCGCAAGTATTATTCCAATAACTGCTAGAGTGTATGAAGCAATTGGCAAAATAGTTACAGGGCCAATGCGTTTGTTTCTATTTGCATTATCTAAATTGCCGGGCGTTGGTAAATATGCAAAAAGTGCATTAGACGGAATTAACAAAGGCTTAGATGGCATTTCTGATTTTGGCGACAAAGCATCAAAAAAGGCTAAAGAATTGGCGGCTAACCTAGATAAGTTAGGCAAAGAGGCAGACAAAGCCAAAGATAAAATAGATAAAGTTGATAAAGACCCGTTTGCTGGCTCTAAGGACCCTAAAGGTAATGCCTTAAGTAAGGCTGACCAAAAGAAATTAGATAAAGCAAAAGAGCAAGCAAAGAAAATTAATAAAGAAATTGCTAAATTATATGAAGAAGCAGAAGAACGGCGTTTAGAAGCATTAGAACAATTTAATGAACGCATTGCCGATATAAATGAGCGTTTCAAAGAACAACAAGAAGATTTGGAAGAAAGGTATCAAGAAAGACTTACAGACCTAGCAGAGCGCTTTGAAGAAACAAAAGAAGATTTGAAAAAACGGCGTGACAAAGCAGATGAAGCCGCTAACAAACGCCACACTGAAACCGTATTGAAAATACACAGTGAATACAATAAACGCCTAATTGAACTAGAAAAAACAAAAGACAAAAAAATTGTAGATTTACAAGAAGCGGCGCAGAAAAAGAATGAAGAAATTACAAAACGCGGTGTAGAGCGATTAGCAGAAATTGTAGAAAAGAGCCGCGAGCGCCTGCGTAATGCCTGGCAACAAGGAACGCAATTTAGCCTAGCCGATTTGTTTGGCATGTCTAAAGAAAAAAATATAAATATATTAGAAGCATTACGCGAACAATTAAAAAGTATTAAAGAGTTTCAATTAGGAGCAGGCGAATTAGCAGGTGCAGGATTTTCTCAAACCTTCTTAGAAGAAATAGTTAAAGCAGGGCCAAATGCCGGTTTAGAGATGATTAAACAAATTAAAAAATTGTCGCCTGCGCAACAAAAAGAATTACAAAAAATGTATGCTCAATTAGAAACATTGAATTCTGAAGGCATGGACATAATTGCTAATACATTATCTACATCTTCAACACTTGCAACTAAAGCACTAACGAAAGAATATAGTCAAGCGCAATCAGATATTACACAGGCTCTAGAAGATGTAAACAAAGAACTATTACAAAGTATCAGTGAAGCCAATGCCGCTTATAGCGAAGCGTTTTCAGAAGCCAAATTAATTCGTGACGAAAAATTATTAGAAGCGCAAAAAGAATTAAATGATGCTTTGGCTGAAAGTGAAAAGAATTTCCTAGAAGCATTAGAAGAAGCAACAAACGCTTTGCGCAAAGCAGAAGCGGATGCCAAAAAAACATTTGATAAAGGGTTATTAGACGCGCAAGAATCATTGGCAAAAGCAATTGCAAGTGCGCAAGAATCTTACAATAAATCATTAGATGAAATTGATAAAAAAACACAAGAAAAAGTAAATGCTTTATTAGAAAAATTGCGACAAGCCGCCGCGCTTATGCAATCATTAGGAGCAACGCAAGCCGCTTCAAATGCGTTAGCAAATACGCGTGTATTAGGAGGAGGCGGAGGAGGTGCTGTATTTCCTGCGGAAATGGAATATAGAAGCGCTCCTAGCACAAGTGGCACAAGCGTCACAGTGCAACAAAACTTCACTAGCGTTTCTGCAGATGTATCTACAATTACTGCCGCGACATTATCAGCGATTAGTTACGGAACAGCGATGGTAGCAATCTAATGCCACAAGTAATTACTAACTATTCTTTTTCATTTAACAATCAAGTATTTGGAGGCGCAGGGTCGCCTTATCAAATTCTCTCTGTAGAAGGTTTAGAAGGTTTACCTGGTATTCGTAATCAAGATGATAACCGTGGATACGCAGATGGCATGTTTACAGGTAGGGATTTTCTTGCAGGCCGCACAATTTCTATTTTAATACAAACTACCGCAACCTCAACTGCTTCTGCGCAAGCAAATTTTAATATATTACAAAGAACTTTCCAACCACAAACAAGCGGTTCAACGCCCTTGTATTTTTTATTATCGGCAGGCGAAGCAGAGCAAGTAATTAATGCTCGCGTACGCAATCACATGGCATCACTTAATCCAAATTACACTTATGGATATATTATTTCTCAAGTAGATTTGTTTTGTGCCGACCCTCGTTATTATGATACAAACGAACAAACTGCAGTTATGCAATTTAGCGCTCCGTCAGGGCGCGTCTATAATAGAGTTTATAATCTAGTGTATGGTGGCGGCAGTGGCACATTAACAACAACAATAACTAATAATGGATGGACTGACACCTACCCTCTAATTACTATAAATGGGCCAATAACCAATCCGGAAGTAGGCAATAATACGCAAAATGCCACATTAGATTTTAATGTAACTTTGGCTTCTAACGATGTTTTTGAGATTGACCTTTATAATAAATTGATTACATTGAATGGCAATCCCGCTCGTAATACATTAATATCAGGCACATCAAATTGGTTTTCTGCCCAACCCGGCAATAATCAGTTTTATTTTACAGGAGTAGGAACCTCATCAGGAATAACTCAGGCTACCGTAGAATGGCAGTCTGCCTACATTTAGGAGCATAAATGACACTACGCACACCGCCCTCATGGTTACAAAATGGGTCACACCCTGCAGAAAATGACCGTCTTTCTATGCAGGCGCTTTATGCAACTACAGGCATTATTGGTTCTACTTCATTAGCAGTAACCGCTAATTCTCCTGCAGGTATGTCAGTGCTTGTTGCTGAAGGTTGGGCGGCTATTGTGGGTACAACTCAAACAGATATGGGTGTTTACACAATTTATAATGACGCTACAACAACTTTAACTATTACAACTGCAGACCCCACTAATGCACGCATTGACCGCATTGTAGTCACAGTGCGAGATGCTTATTACACAGGCGCTTTTAACGATGTAGTGTTTCAAGTAGTCGCAGGAACTCCATCCGGCTCACCTGTTGCTCCTGCAACTCCCGCTAACGCTATTTCTCTTGCAACTATTTCAGTCGGTGCGGCTGCTACTTCAATCGTAAGTGGGGCCATAACAGATACTCGCGTAGATGTTACTACCAATTTACCTGTTGTTTATTTAACTACAGCGCAAACTTTAACAAATAAAACCCTTACTGCTCCAACAATAAATGATGCAACAAATAATTTTCCAATTATAAAATCTGCGGAAGAACGCACAAATGTTGTTGCCGCCGCCGCGACAGGCACTATAAATTACGATGTAGAAACTGCGGGTATTTGGTATTACACATCTAACGCTTCAGGCAATCACACTTTAAATTTTAGATTCAATGCAAGTACAACTTTATCTTCTAAGTTAGCAACAGGAGATGCAATCACTTTAGTTTGGCTAAATACAAATGGTGCGACTCCATATTATCCTAGCGTTATACAAATTGATAGCGTTGGCGTTACCCCTAAATGGCAAGGCGGCACAACACCTATTGGCGGTAATGCTTCAAGCATAGATGCTTATGTATTTGCCATTATCAAAACAGCCGCAACGCCTACTTATACAGTTATCGCATCACAAACTAAGTACGCATAAGGAGAAATTGTAATGTGTCCATTAATGGCATCAACGCAATTAAGTCCTACTGCTTATGGAATGTTTGGCGTTCCTTTGCCTGCTCCGACAAGTCTTGAAGTACTTGTGGTAGCAGGAGGTGGAGGCGGTGGAGATGCCAATAATTCACAAACCGATTTCGGAGGGGGCGGGGGTGGCGCAGGGGGATTTCGCACAGATGCTTCGTTTAGCGTCAGCGCCAATACAGGTTATACATTAACTGTTGGTGGCAGTGGAACAAACTCTGTATTTAGCACTATCACTTCTGCAGGCGGTGGCGCAGGAAGTAGAGCAAATAGTGGAGGAATAATCGCCGCGACATCTGGAGGTTCAGGCGGTGGAGGGGCATCATTAACGGGCAGTCTTATTATTGCTGGTGGAGCAGGTAATACACCTACTGAATCTCCATCTCAAGGCAATAATGGTGGGGATGGTTTGAGAAATCCTAATACATCACAATCGGGAGCAGGAGGTGGAGGCGCAAACGCAGTTGGTGCAAATGCTCCAGGCAGTTATATTGGGGGTAACGGAGGTGCAGGCACAGCATCATCAATCACAGGGTCATCAGTTACCTATGCAGGTGGAGGAGGCGGGGGCGCAGATGGTCGCAGTGGAAATACCCCAACACGAGGACTTGGAGGTACGGGAGGGGGCGGCGATGGTTGCGCATCAGATGATGTCACCGTTGTGACATCCGCTACTGCAGGTGGAATGAATTTAGGAAGTGGCGGTGGAGGTGGTTGCAGAGGAACGACAGGTACGCAAGCGGCTTCAGGAGGTTCAGGAGTAGTTATTTTTGCTTATCCTGTTGATTTTAAAGACCCTAATATTGGAAATGGTTTGACTTACACAAGAAATGTTACAAGTCGTGCAGGATATAAAGTGTTTACTTTTACAGGTGGAACGGATACGGTGAGTTGGTAATGGCACATTATTGTTTTTTAGATGCTAACAACATTGTTACAGCGATTATCCCTGGACAAAATGAAAATACTGTTGTTGGCGGCATTTCTGATTGGGAGGCTTATTACGGCGAGAAATGGGGCGCAGTATGTAAGCGCACATCATTTAATACACACGGCAATCAACACACAGGTCCAGGCGAACCATTTAGATATAACTACGGTGAAATTGGATATACTTTTGACCCAACATTAGGCGATGATGGTGGTTTTATTGCACCTAAACCTGGTCCTAATTTCATACTTAATAGGGATACAGGTTTGTGGGAACCACCATTTGACGAATGACTACAACCTATCGCTATTTATTTGCCAATTTAGTAACCAATGAAATCATTGCGGAATTACCTCTTACTGGAGTGGGTTTTACAAAACAATTAAACCAGGCTGGAACTCTGCAAGGTCATTTGCTTCTATCGGGCGTAAGCACGCCTGAATTTAATGTTAATGCTTCTACTATACCTGGCAAAACCGCTATTTATGTTGATAGAAATGGGGTGTTGGTATGGGGCGGTGTAATTTGGAATAGGACTTATAACAGTGCCGCTCAACAATTAAGTTTAGCAGCGCGAGAATTTGAGTCATATTTTGAACGCCGCCGAATTACGCAAACAACGGCTTTTACTAATACAGACCAATTAGTTATTGCGCGCACTCTTATAGATGATGCACAAAGCGTATCTTCAGGAGATATAGGAGTTATTACAGGCAGTGAAACTTCAGGTGTTTTGATTGATAGAGTTTATTATTCTTATGAATTAAAAGGCGTATATCCTGCTATACAAGATTTATCTCGCGCAGAAAATGGTTTTGATTTCAATATAAATGTAAGTTACGATGGCGTAACAGAAGAACCTATAAAAACTTTAATTCTTGGTTATCCAAGAACAGGTGTGGTTTATGATGTTAATGACCCAGCGGCTTTTGTTTTTATTTTTCCTGCAGGAAATATTGTAGAATATGAATATCCGGAAGATGGCAGTATTGCCGCTAATACGGTTTACGCTTTAGGCGCTGGTTCAAATGAAGGCAAATTAATAGCAACAGCGCAAGATGCTTCTAAATTAATAGACGGTTGGGCTTTATTAGAAGAACAGGCTAATTATTCAGATACAACAGATGCTACATTATTACAAGAATTGGCTACTGGACAGGTTAATGCTGTTTCGTACCCTCCAACTACAATTAAAATAGTAGTTCCTGCCTATGTAACGCCCGAATTTGGCACTTATAACATTGGCGATGATGCCCGTTTAATAATTACAGATGAGCGTTTCCCTGAAACTTTAGATGAAATTTATCGTATAGTGGCATTAAGTGTGCAACCCGGCGAAGATGGGCCTGAACGCGTTACTCTTACGCTTACTGACACAACGAATTGAGGCATCATGGCATACATCAATCAACCTCCTGACTTGAGAGTTTTGTTTGCAACGCTAGACCAAAGATTACGCAAATTAGAATTAGCGCAAAGATTCACTGCGCCTAATGTTGATTTTTCTACTAGCACGCCTAGCAATCCGCGAATAGGTGACATATTTTTTGATACAGATTCAGGCGACCTCAAATATTATGATGGTACAAATTTTATTACCTTGTAGTACATAACTGTTATTATTGGGCGCTATGAGCATAGAACAATGGGTTGGAATTGCAGTTGGTGTTTGCACCTTGGTTGGAGCCTTTGCCATGAGCGTTAGACATTTAGTAAAATACTATTTGGCAGAACTTAAACCCAATGGGGGCACATCAATAAAAGATAAAATTCGTGACATAGATGAGAAGGTGGACAAATTAGAAACGAGAGTAGACGAGATATACCGACTATTAGTAGAGAAGGCTTAATAGAGTTAATTGTTTGGCACGCAAAACAAGAATTACAATATGAAGAAGGCGCAAACAATGACACTAAATACGGTAAATGGTATGGGCTGAATCATCAACCTTGGTGCGCCATGTTTATTTCATGGATATATTACAAAGTAGGGGCTAGTAAAACAATAGCGGCAAGCAATGCAAAAGGTTTTGCTTCATGCGATGCAGGTTTAAAATGGTTTACTGCTAAAAATAAGTTAGTGCCAATTGGACAAGCGCAAGCAGGCGATATAGCCTTTTTTCAGTTTGACACAGATGCCCAACCTGACCATGTGGGCATTGTGGTAAAAAATAAAGGTAAGTATTTGTATTGCATAGAAGGCAATACAAGTTCTAACAAAAAAAATAGTCAAAGCAATGGAGGCGGGGTTTATCGTAAGAAACGCCCTTATTCTGTTGTAATGGCTGTAGCAAGACCTACTAAGGAGAAATAATGTATCTAAAAAAAGCAACTATAAGCAAAATTAAATCCGCATTGCGTCACTTTGTTTTGACGGGTGCGGCTGTTTGGGTAGTCAATCCTGACGCAGATGTAAAGGCTTTGATTGCAGGCGTTGTAGCCGCAATTATCGGCCCATCCATTCGCGCTGTTGATAAAAACGACCCTGCATTTGGCAAGGTCGCAGATTGGGTAGAAAAAGAAATCAAAAACCTAGCAAAGAAGCCTCGTAAAAAGAAAGCCTAATTTCCCTCCTCCATGGGAAAGCACTCCTGAGTATGAGTCTAAACTGCTCATTTATACTTGTGTTAGGCTATGCGCGGAGGTGGGCATGACCTTAGAAAAATCATTACAAGAGTTAGCATCAAAGCAAAAACCATATAGTCAATATTGTGCATGGCAAATGACAATAAACTCATTATCAGATAAAGATAAAAAAGCATTAGATGATGCTTGGGCAAAAGGTTATTCGGCAAACATTATTGTAAAAGCATTGCGCGCTGAAGGGCATAAAACAACTGCCGAAACAATAAGAGCGCACCGTAGAGGTATGTGCAAATGTCCAAAGTAAATAAAATTCTTGATGATAGAGAAGAACAATACGGTGACGCAACAGAGAACTTTGCAAAAATAGGCAGGATATGGGGTGCGTTACTAGACATTGAGGACATTGCGCCATGGCAAGTAGCATTAATGATGGATAGTTTAAAAACAGTAAGATTATTTAAAAACCCAAGTCACGAAGATAGTTGGATAGATAAACAAGGTTATACACATCACGGGTATGAAATGGTAAAACAATGAGCCTAGAAGATAACTTAAAAAAACTACCTGAAGGCATTGAATCTGACGATGTTAAAGAATTACGCAATGCTTTATTTAGAATACAAAAACAATTAATAAAAGCAAAAACAAAAACTGAAGATTTAGTAGAAGCAACTCATCAAGCCGCTTATGATGCAATGTTGGCTATGGGTCCTATTACGCCCATAGAACAAAAAACAATAAAAGTTGGCAAAGGCAAACCTGAGGTTGCTTTATGGCACATGACAGATTGGCAAGGCGCAAAAAAAACTACTACTTATAACTCTCAAGTCATGCGTACGCGGGTTTTAGAATTTGCACAAAAGGCTGTAAGAATTACAGAAATACATAGAGCAAATCATCCGGTAAAAGATTGTTACATACTTTTCGGCGGTGACATGGTTGAGGGTTTATTTAATTTCCCTAATCAAGTTTTTGAGATTGATTCAACACTGTTTGAGCAATATGTAAATGTAAGCAGGCTTTGCGTAGATGTGGTTCGCTACGCTCTTGCTAATTATGAAAAAGTTACGGTAGTTCCTGAGTGGGGTAATCATGGGCGTATTGGAAGTAAGCGTGACAATGTTCCTCGTTCTGACAATTTTGACCGTATGTGTTATGAATTGGCGCGCCAATTACTTGCAGGCGAAAAGCGCCTTACCTGGCAAGAATGTCCTGATGATATACAAAGAGTACAAATCGGTGAGTATCGCGCGCTCGTTATTCATGGTGATGAAGTTGGTCGTACTGGTTTTGCATCTCCAGCAACGATTGTCCAACACATCAATAGATGGCGCAGTGGGTCTTACCCATGGGAATTTAGAGATGTCTATATTGGTCATTACCACACCCATGCGGAATGGGCGCTTGCAAATGGATTGGGCAGTGTTTACCAAACAGGTTCTACCGAATCAGACAATAGATATGCAGGTGTCATGCTCGCCGCGACTGCGACACCAAGTCAAAGATTGCATTT